ATAACAGCTCCGATAGATCGATGCGAATGACTAGCAATTATTTTTGCTTTGTTATATGTATCCATCTTTGTGGCTACAGATTTATATTTACTTGTGTCCATTAGGACTCCTTTCTTTTTTTGATAGGTTCAATAACCCATTTTTTAATTTGTTCACCCATTACTTCACTAGCGATATCAATCTTACTACGAAGACTTTGCACAATCTTTTCATCAATCGTACCTTCAGCAATCATATCAATGTAAGTAACTTTATTTACCTGGCTAATACGATGCGCTCTATCTTCTGATTGCATACGCTTTTCTAAATCATACGTGTTAGAATAATACACAACAGTGTGAGCTGCAGTTAATGTTAAACCATAACCACCTGTTGATGGATTACCAACAAAGTATTTTAATTTAGAATCTTTATCTTGAAACCTATCGACTATGTCTTGGCGATCTTTATCTTTTGTATCACCATAATATGTAGCGACAGATTCTTCTCCGAATTTTTGTGCTAATGTTTTTTGAATGTTTTGGATATCAAATCTATAGTTGGCCCAGATGATAACCTTGCCGTCTACTTCATCGAGCACGTTTAGTAACTCTTGCATACGATTGCTTTTTATTTCTTTTGTTTCACCGTCATCTAAAGTTATATGACCGCAGCTAATCTGATGCAAACGAATTAATGCAGATAGTGTTGATAAACTTGTCATCGTTTTACCGTCTACTTGTGTCATGTTAAATCTTCTCATCTCTTCGTAAGCTTTAACTTGTTCTTTGGTTAGAGATACAAATCTTTTTATATAAATTTTTTCTGGTAAATCTAAACAATCTTCTTTTAATACTCGATATGAATGTTGATCTATAATTGTATTTAGTTCTGGCAATCTTTGAAATCCTACAACAAGCTGCGTAGCACGTGCACCAAAATTTCTGCGCACTAAAATTGCATACCTAGATCTGAATGCCCAGTAGTTTTGTCGTGTAATATCTGGGCTTAAAAATTCTAGTTGTGAATACACATCAAGTGGATTCTTTGTGACAGGAGAGCCTGTCATGATACGTCTAAACTTAGCTAACTTACTGATTTTCAAAGCATTTTTAGTTCTTGCAGCATTAGGTGTTTTGATTGTAGTTGACTCATCGATAGCCAGGAGTGTGTTGTTCCTGTGTAAAAAATGTGTTGCATATTTTATCCCAACAGATCCACTAAGCGCTTCAATGTTCATCAACACAATACGAAGTTTACCATTCGGCTGCACAATATCTTTTAAATTTTGTTTGTCATTCTTTGTCATCTCGCTTGGTGCTTTCCAAGTTGCAACAGTGTATGGCACATCATCTGATAAGTGTGTGGGTATTTCACCTCTTTCCCAGTTACGGTATACACCTTTTGGTGCAATGATAATTGCACTATCAATCTTTTTTTCTAAATAATAATTAGCGATCTCATCTATCAAAACTTTAGATTTACCTGTACCCATTTCCATGAAAAAGGCATAGTATTCCTTGTTATATGCCTGTTCTAAAGCCTTGAGCTGATGGGCATAGGGCTTTGTTTTAAAATTTAATCCACTCATCTTGATTTTTTATAGTTGACTATGAGATAAATTGCAAGTATTAAATACAAAATTATGGGAGAGAGACATGAATAAAATAACAAAAATATTTGAAGATGCTTCCACTGAATCATTTAATAAAATAGATGATGAAGCTCTTGGTCAATTAGGATCAGAGATTGAACGCATACAATCAGTTCAAGAACAAATTGAATTGACAGAACTTAAAGTAAAAAAATTAAAAGAAGAAGAACAAGTGTTAGCTGACAGCATCACTGATCTTCTACAATCAAAAGGTGTGTCTGAATTAAAACTTACAGACGGATCTAAAGTCACCACAAAAGAACAGTTATACTGCAGCATCAAAGAAGAAAATAAAGAAGCTGCGTTTAAATGGGTGCGTGAGCAAGGCGATGGTGATATAATAAAGAATGTCGTTAGTGTGGATTTTAAAAAGGGCGAAGACAAAGTCGCTCAAGAATTCAAATCACTAGCAGAGGATTCGGGGTTAGTCCCGAATGAAAACTCATCAATACATCCAAGTACGTTACGTTCGTATTTGAATGCAAAATCCAGAGATGGTGTAGACTTTGATGAGAAATTGTTTGGTGCCTTTAGGCTTAATAAAGTCAGTATCAAGCAATCGTAACTTTAAATTATGAGGTATGAAAAATGACTAAAAAGAAACAAGTGCAAACGAAAAGCAATGGCAGTGCTGTTGCGATCCTGTCTGAATTCGAAGGAGTTAATACAGGATTTGAAGAGATGGGTGCAGATGACCTGCAGCTCCCTCGATTAAAACTTCTACAAGCTATGTCTCCAGAAATAGAAAATGATGAAGCTCTACGAGCTGGTCAGATTCTTAATTCTGTTACAGGAGATTCATGGTCTAGTGAACAAGGTGTAAAGGTTGTGCCTTGTGTCTATCATAAAACATACGTTGAGTGGGCTCCTGTTGGGAGTGGTGCTAAAGGGCCAGTGGCCGTGCACCAATCTAAAGAAGTCATGAATGACACAATACGTGCTGATGATGGGAAGTATTATAAGAATGACAACTCGGGTAATTACATTGAAGAGACTGCTAATTATTTTGTGTTGATCATCGGGGGAAAGGGTGAAACAAGTCAAGCGGTGGTATCAATGAAGTCATCACAACTTACGCCAAGTAGAAATTGGAATAGTAAGATGAAGAATCTTAAAATTGAAAAAGCACCAGGAGAATATTTCTCCGCACCCATGTGGTCTCATTCTTATTTTCTTAAATCTGAGAAAGCTAAAAATGGGGACAAAACTTGGTACAAATGGAAGGTTGAAGTAGATAGACAACTTGAAAAGCTGCCACAAATCAAAGAAGCAAAATCTTTTGCTGAAGATATGAGTGCAGCTAAGGACAAGCTTCAACCAGAAATGGAGGAGGACAAAGCATCAAAAGATAATCCACCATTTTAAAGGTCAGGCTGCAGAAGAGAAGATGCGGAGTTCAGTCCTCTTCGTTAGACCGTGCATGGTTCTGCAGTCTAAGTGTTTCTCCCGTGCATGGTCGCAGGACTGCATTACTTGAGAAACAATGGACATAAATAAATTTAAAAAAATATTCGCGGGTTTAGATAGGGCATACGGCCAATACAAAGCCGGTGCTGTAACAGAAGGAAAGAAGGTAGATGGTGTTGCAATTACTAAAAGAGGTGCTTTATCAGATGCACTATGGCAAAATCATCTTGAGGGTAAGGCGCCATCGTTGGGCAGTATCCCCATTAGAGATGATAACAATTGCACTTGGGGTTGTATTGATATTGATACTTATCCTCTAGATATTAAAAAAATAATTTCCGAAATCAGAAAAAATAAATTACCATTGGTACCATGTCGTTCAAAAAGTGGTGGTGCACATTTATTTCTTTTTACTTCGGATCTAGTTCCAGCAAGTCTTGCAGTAGAAAAGTTAAAAGAAATGGCTGCGAGCCTAGGTCATGGTGATTGTGAAATATTTCCCAAACAAGTCACAGTTAATTCAAGCAGGGGAGATGTTGGGTCTTGGCTTAATCTACCTTACTTTAATGCTAACCATACTATGCGTTACGCTTATCTGGACGATGGTAGTGCTGCTAGTCTCGAGCAGTTCTATGATTTATATGACAAATACAAAGTCACAAAAGAAGAACTTGAAAACTTAAAAATAAAAGTATCAAAAAAATACGAAGGGTTTGATGGACCACCTTGCATAGAGAAACTCATGGAGGTTGGTGTAATTCAAGGCATGGACCCAGACATTCCAAATGCAGGTCGTGACAATGGCTTGTTTCATTATGCCGTTTATGCAAAAAAGAAGTGGCCAGAAGAATGGCAAAATAAAGTAAATCAATTCAATAATAAATACATGAAGCCACCTTTAACATACAAAGAGGTGGAAAAAACAATTAGATCCCACGAAGGTAAAGAGTACAAAGGTTACTTATGTAAAGTAAAACCTGCATGTAGCTACTGTTCTGATGATGTGTGCATGACAAGAAAGTTTGGAATTGAAAAAGGAGATCGTGAGTATGATTACACAGATATAAAAAAATTTGAAACAGAAGATTCGTATTGGTACATAACCATAAACAAAAGACAAGTGCGTGTAAGAACAAGTGTTTTATTTGATTTTAATAAATTTGCATTAGCTGTTTATGATCAGATCAATATTGTTCTTCCACTTACAAAAGTAAATGATTGGAGAAAAAAATTAAAAGATATTGGAGACAGGGCGCAAATAGAAAAGCTAGCAGATGACACAACGTTAGATGGTAGATTTGATGAGCACCTACATTCTTTCGTAAATGATTTGGGTAAAGCTCAAACAGTAGACGAAGTTGTTTATGGCAAATGTTATCATGAAGAGGGATACATCTATTTTAAGATGAAATTCTTAACACAGTATCTAGATAAACAAAGATTTAGAGGTTACGATCCAACAAGAACTGCTTCAAGATTAAGAGAACTTGGTGCTGATCAAGTGGTTAGAAAAGCAGATAAGAAAAATAATAGAATGTGGAAGATAGGTGCTGAAGCATTTGAAAGAATTGCAAAGCTGCCTGTTCCAGATATGGAATCAGAGAAGGAGGACTTACCATTCTAAAACATTTAGATTTATTTAGTGGCATTGGTGGATTTAGTCTTGGACTTGAAGCCACTGGGGGTTTTGAAACCGCAGCTTTTTGTGACATAGATTTGTATTCAAGAAAAGTGCTGAAAAAACATTGGCCACATGTTAAACAGTATGAAGATATTAAGGGATTGAATTATGAAAGACTCAAAGCAGATGGACTTTTTCCCATCGACATCATCACAGGCGGATACCCTTGCCAACCTTTCTCCGTCGCAGGTAGAAAAAAAGGTGAAGAAGATCCGAGACACCTCTGGCCAGAAATGTTTAGACTTATCAAAGAACTCAGACCGTCTTGGGTTATTGGAGAAAATGTTAGTGGACACATTAAACTCGGTCTCGACACCGTTATCACGGACTTGGAGAGTGAAGACTACTCCGTTAGGCCGTTTAGTATTTCAGCTTCGAGCATCGGTGCCAACCACCAAAGAGAAAGAATCTGGATTATGG